AGCGCAAATGCGATATGTTGTATATACTCCCGCTGTAAGACTAGGACGGGTAATCTTAACTATCTCTCCAGGTAAAAGTCCAAGCATTCTAGCGATAGGATCTTCGTGAAAACGAATAAGAGGAAATTGAACTTTCTTAGCATACAACTCTTTCAAAAGAACTTCCTCTGCTTCTTTTGTTATCTTTTCATGAGGAGGTACAAGAACATGTTTTAAAGGATTATTTACAATAGCTGCAGCTTGAAAATATCGAACTCGTGTTTTATATTTATTCCATATATCAAATGCCTCGGTATGAAATGTATGTGCTATTGGTTCCAATGTAATTATAATAAGCTCTGTAGAGGTGGGGTCAAAATCTGTATTCTCTGGGTCAATATACGAAAGTGTAAAACTTCGTAACTTTTGTTTAATCTTTCCAAGAGTTGTTATAACTATACAGCGTTGAATAGAGTCGGTAGATTCCTTTTTACTAAGGGCCATTGTTAACGCCGGGGGAGCTCCTGCAGCTGGGCCCGATTGTATCATTAATTCAAGTTCTTTATGACTAAACTTCCTATAGGGAGTTGTGTCATAACCAGATGTTTCTAAATGATTTAATAACGTAATCCTACTTCTATAGAGCGTATCAATCTGATCTAACAATTCGTAGCTCATTCTACCCTGTTCTATTGGGATGTAGACTATCAATTTTTAGGCTTACATTATGGAACAGTATACAGGTCGTAACTGAGGAGGCGCTGAAGCAGGAGGAGGAGCATTTGCTGGATTTGACGGGTCAGCACACATAGCCGTAACTTCAAATTCTTTTCGTACATTTGGATAAGGATCACCACCCATAGTACCATTATTAACATTAAATTCACATATATTTTTACCCAAACAGTATTGAAAGGTCTCTTTCATATGTTTTACGCTTCCACCTACAGGTCTTGCTACTCCATCACAACGCGTTCCCCATTTACCATAATATACCCATCCATCTGTAATAACAGTTCCTTCGGGGCATTTTATACCCGTTCCCTCGCCTTCACACCCATATGAATGATATGGGGTATTCGTAGGAGGAGAATATGAATTATTTGCCCATACATGCGCCTTCCATCCTCCTCCTGTATCGGGGCATTCTCCTAATGCCTCTCTATACCTTGTATAATCGTCATTTCCTGTATAGCATTCATTTCCATCTTGTACTGAAAAAAATTTCTGATTATTTGACTTTGCAAATAGACCACATGTTTCTTTATTATATCCCCTTCCAGGATACGGGCCTTTTAACATTCTATCGGGGTTGTCATTCCAACACCCTAAATCCTGATATCTAGTATCCCCTGGTTTTATAAGTCTAATTCTTCTTACATTATCATTAAAGCCATCGCGACTACAGAAATTAAATTCACCAGGGCCATCTATTTCTTGAACATCGCCACTTGAACCGATGATAATAGCTTTTATACCAGGGCCTACTACAATATAACTTGCATCCCATGGAAAATGTAGATTTACTTGATACAATCCTTCTCCTGATAACACTTTTTGCCAACCACTACCATTTTCACAATTTCCCCATAAAAATACAGTTTCAGCTCCAGGGACAGGCGGAGGTATTTTACATGTTTCTCCTCTTACTGGACAAAGATTTCTTCCCTCTTTAAATCCATACGTTATATAATGATTTAATGGGTCTACTTTTGCCGATAATACATCTAAATTCATACAATTATATGTGTCTGGATTAAATTGACATTCTGAATTTCTAGAGCCACATGGTGACTTACTATTTCCCAATCCTTGTGTTATCCAATGATATGCGAGAGCTTCTTGATTTCCATTACATTTTATAATTTGGGGGTCATTTGCATATTGATTTGCGTATTCATGTGGAATAAATTTACATTTTGAACTATCATTTGCATCAGGGAAACTTGGTCTGTAACCTTTTACAACATAAACCCACGTGTTGTCAGAAGAAAAAAGAAGAGTATTTGTTTTTTCAGAAGATACAGTTACTACTACACACGGTGTAGGATACCCATCTGTAATTTTTTCTGTTTCAATCTTGATACGAGATGTTGACGTGGGTAGCATAACGAGTGTCTTTTGAAATCCAGTTATACGGTCTGTTTCTTTATTATCAATCTGAAACTTGACTATTTTTCCATTCAAAAATACCTTTCCTGTACAATGCCATAAGGCAATACGAAGTATAGCTTTAAAACTTTTCGTCTTATTAGGATTTATATAATCCTTCGTAAAGGTAAAGGGTCCAGCATTATTTTTAGTATCAAATCCCCAAATAGCCTTAGCTTGCGATTCAGATATTTCTGTTCCATCCAATCTAGGAAACTCTCCCGATAGAATAACAGGTAAACAGTCTTTGTTTATAGTATATGTAACTGGATTATGTTTGGGCGCAACATAATCACATCGTCCTTCAATTTCCCATTCATTTGATTTCTTAACAGCGGCGGGAAACTGAATAGTACAACTTGATTCACCATAACAATTTAAATCATCAGAAAGTTGTGTCTTTACAGGTATAAAATCAGTATTCGATTCAGTAACTTGACCGCATGTTCCTTCATTCCAACTTCCATAAAAGAGTTTACTTTCAACAATACGTTTATCGGGGTCATGACATTGAACCGTATTATTTTCAGAAGAAGATGAACAACCACTTTCGTATATTAAATCATTATCTTCCATATATTTGAGAGTTGCCACATACTGTTCTGAATTTATAGCAACAGGTGTTACATTTGGTGTGGGTTCGCTAAGAAAGATAGGAGCGCAGTGTGCACAGTTAAATGACGGGATTGCGTCAACTCCTTTTGATACTTGCTTATCTTCTTCATATACTACAACTCCTGTTCCAACAGGTCCGGGCGAGCCTTTTATAGGAAATTTCTCACCTGTTAAAAGTCTACCTTCTGTCATACACATGCCACACATTTGATTAAAACGTTCTGTTGATGGCCCGTCTGTAAAAGGATTTGATGTGGCGGAAAGAGTTGTAGGATATTTCTTACAAAACTCAATATCTGATAATAATTTGTCTTGTTCTGGAGAAAGAGATGGAAAAGGAGCTTTTACAGGCATTGCCATTGAATACATTTGTTTTACATTGTCAGGTGTAGGTTGGTCTACAATTAATAATTTAGAAGATGCATTGTTGAAAAAAGATGCTAAAGGATTAAATTTATGATTTATAATATCACCCATATCTTCATATCCTTCTGTGTTTTTATACAACCATAGTATACATATAGAAAATATAAGTATACTAAAGAGGAAGATTGCTCCTCTCATCTATCCAAGTTTACGAATTGTTATTCGTTGGGTTGATATTTGTTCTCCACCAGCGGTCATTGTGTTTCCTTGTCTACCCTGTCTGTCATGTCTGTCTTGTCTGTCTTGTCTGTCTTGTCTATCATGCCTCTGAGTTGTCCTTCGTTGTCCTCCCTGTTGAATAATATCACTTGTATCAACAACCAGCGTTGGAGGGCCAGCATATGGTGCCGGACTTATGTAATTATACGCCCCTCCAACACTAGGTTGAAGTACCTGTGAATATCCTCCAAATTGAACATGCGGGGGCTGCATTTGTCCTTGCTGCTGCATTTGTCCTTGCTGCGGCATTTGTAGTGGCTGCATTTGTACTGGCTGCATTTGTACTGGCTGCATTTGTACTGGCTGCATTTGTACTGGCTGCATTTGTACTGGCTGCATTTGTACTGGCTGCGGTACTTGTAGAGATGGTTCTTGTAGTTCTGATTCCTGCCGTTGAGGCAAAGGAGGCAAAGGAGGCAAATCCTGCAAAGTATCATCCAATGGAATATCAATATCAATAATCTCAGCATCACCTCTTGCTTGAATAACTCCTGTAAACTTTTCAAGTTCTTTTTCAGTTTCTTTCACAATATCTTCCTGTAATTTAAGAGGTTTATACATAGGGACCCTTACATCCCTATTTGGAACTTGTGCCAATTGTCGTTTCATTCCATTCACAATCATATCACCGATTGGAAGGGAAGAAGGTTCTTCTAAACGAGTTATAAGGTCAGCTGTTAAAAATCGCATACCCATATTTAAATACGTCTGTATTTCTTCTCCTAATAATTTTGTAGCATATGGCATCTCAATAATACTTGTCGTAGCTAAAGAACGTTCCATTGTAGGAAGAATTTCCAATGTTTGTGAAGAAGAACCTATATGTTTTACAGGACCGTCACATAAAGGACATACAAACAGTTTTTGTTTAGGATTAAAAATAGGCACTGTTCCACATCCATTACAAATACGAAATTGAGTCTTATCAGCACGTTCCATCAAAGATTCCTTTAAAAATCCAGAAATACCATGTGCTGTCAATGCATCTCGTTCCATTTCACCTATACGCAATCCTCCTTGTGCACCACGTCCTCCTGTAGGTTGATGTGTCTTTTGTTCCTTCCTACCTTCCGCACGAGAATTCCATTTATCTTCTACCATATGTTTTAAACGCATAATGTAAACAGGACCAATAAAAATATTTGTAGGCATTTGAACACCTGATTCCCCATCATACAAAATAGTATTTCCGCACTTTTCCATATTTAATTCCTCTTCCAGTATTTTACCAATCATTTCAGGAGCACGCGAATCACTTGTGAATGTCGTAGCATCTCCAATAACCGAATTTTCATAACAAATCCACCCAAATAACATTTCCATAAGCTGCGCAATCGTCATACGACTTGGAATGCAATGTGGATTTACTATAATATCTGGAACAAGACCATCGGCAGTTCGTGGCATATCGTGTGCCCTATATAACATACCTATCGTACCCTTTTGCCCATGCCTTGTACTAAATTTATCACCCAGTTCTGCTATTCTGTCTTGTGTAATACGCACTTTCACCATATACATGTTTTGCGCATTCACTGTAATAACAACTGATTCTACACGCCCACTTGTCCAAACCTGGGGTGTTAAGGAACCATCTTTCATCTTTCCAGAAGAGTCTTGTACATATTTCCCAACAAGAACAGTATTTTCATCCACCACTTCTCCCACACGAATAATACCTCGCTCATCTAGTTTTGTATAATCAAGTCCTGGTCTCAAAGCAGTCCAAATAGGTATATTTGCTGGATTACCAATGGTACTCTTTGTCTGTAACTTATCATCTTTTTCCTCAAATGAAGTATATGTACGATAATTTATATTTCGAAACTGTCCTCGTTGAAAAGAGTCATAATTAAACACAATACCATCATCCTGATTATAGCCCTTAAATGACATAATTGCCATAATCAAGTTATGACCATATGGCATTCTTCCACTTCCAAGAACATCATATACATATGTTCGAACAAGAGGAGCTTCAGCATAACACATAATATTTGCCGAATTATCATATCTATCTTGAAAATTTGTTGCATATAAACTAAGCGCTTGTTTTGATTGTGAACAAGAGAGTTGATTTCTGGGTGATTGATTAAAATTTGCAAAAGGAATCATTGAATTCACAATAGATAAAATACTACTAGGATGAACTTCTATGTGACTCACCCCCTTCTTTATTTCTTCAGGAAAACTAACTAATACAATTTCATTTTGTTCATATGGATCAACATATTCTATAAGACCTATATGAGGTTTCAAAGCCTCCATATATATATCCATTGATACAGCACCATCTTTCTCAGAAAATGGGTCAATAAACCCAGTTGTTGTAATACCTGTTAATGCAGTCAGTGGAAAAGAGCCTAATACTAAAGTACGCCATGAAACTCTTGCCTTTAATGCTTCTTTAGGATATTTTAATGTATCATCTAAATGTATTAAAGGTCTACATGGACGACCTTCATCTAAATATATAAAAACCCTTCTTGATTTTATGTTAAAGCCTATACTTGTAAAAGCTGGTAAACATCCTGTCCATTTCATCATTTTCAATGTATTTTTAAGAGCCGTTGGTTTAAGAGTATATCCAAGTATACCATTATTAATATAAACAGGTACACTTAATTGAAGAAGGTCATTTCTCATATCGGAACATGGTATAACCCATCCACGCTTGAATAAAAAATCTGTAAACTCACGAGGATCTGTACCATTTGTTATAAGAGTCATCAGCGATAAATTTTTAGCAATACCAATGGATGCTCCACCAGGAGTTTCATTTGTGCAAAAAAATCCATATTGACTTGGGTGTAGCTGACGAGGACCTGTTAATTTCATACCTGTATCAAAATTTAATGTTACACGGCGACAATGACTCATAAAATCAAGGTATGAAATACGAGATAGACTTTGTAAAGCACCTGTCTTCTCTTCACCTGACCCCGATGTCTGCCACTTTCCTTTGAATCCGCGAAATATCATATCAGATAAAAGACCGAGATTAAATAATTTTTCAATACTACCTTCTGTAAAGATTTTTAAGAAGTCTTCATTTTGATAGGATGTTGTATTATACTCATATTGTTTATCAATTGAAAGACGGACGGCTTTCTTCCATGTATTATACGCATTATTAAATAACATACGAATTAAAAGTCCTGATGTAAGACACCTTTGATTACGAGTATCATCTCTATCTGTTTTAGGATTCATTCCTAGATGAACGCGTAAAATATTCCTAACACATTCTGCCAAAAAGTGTAAACGACTCCCACCCTTTGTATCAGTTATATGAATAAATACCTGATTAAATAATATATCATATACATGGTCAATAGAAGCACCCTTGGTCATAACTTTAATAAATTCAAGTGCTGAAACAGTATCGACAAAAGGAATTGCTTCAGCAAGACTCGGAAGTAAATAAGGAATCATCATATTTGCTTCACCTGAGGAGATATTTGGAAATAAGAGTTCTAGGATATCCCTATCTGATTGAAGACCCATCGCACGAAAAAGGACAAAAATAGGAACTGGTTTTCGCACATATGGGAGAATCACTTGGAGTGTATCTGTAGACCGAACCCATTGAAAAGAAATAACTTTTACTTGACGTGTAATAGGAGAAAGACAAGTAATATTTGCATATGTTGATATAGCAGTATCAGTTGGTTGGGGTGTAATATAAAGAGTGTTAAATGCCTGTTCTTGTCGTGTAACAAGCACTTTTTCAGCCCCTTCTACGATAAAATACCCTCCTTGATCTCGTGGACATTCACCTGCTTCCTTTAAAAAAGAAAGGGGTTTTCCATGAAGAATACAAAAACGTGAATGAAGAAGCATAGGTAGACGACATAATTTCATACGATTATATACATGCTCAATAGGAACTGTATCTTCGGCTGTACCTTTATAAATATAAACTCTTACGACTACTTTTGCAACTATATCTGAGGCATATGTTGAATTACGAAGACGTGCTTCATTTGGAAAAAGGATACGAACTTCTTTTGCATTTTGTAAAGTCACTGTCGGAGTACCAATTTCGACCTCGTTACCTGAAAGACCCCCAATGAATATTTCAACACGATATTTATAAATCCTCTTTTTCTCATCAACTAAATCTTTTAAAATAAGAAATGGATTATTTGCCTTTAAAATAGCTGGAAAGTCTTGTGTAATAAATTGATCATATGAATCTATATGATGCCTTACAAAGGAATAGTCAAATGTTTGAAAATAAGTATCTAATAACTCTTTTGGAAATGCCATATTTGACTCTAATCAAACATGGCATTTCTTCTTAAACCACATCAACGAGTATAAATACGAGTATTCACCTCGGGAGCACCAGTATGAGGCAAACCCCTTCCAACTAATGTCATTGCGAATGCTTGTGGTATAGTTGCAGGTATACTTGCCCCAAATGGTTGGGATCCACCTGCTTGTTTTCGTGTTTTTCGTTTCCCTCCCCCTACTTTATTTGTAGTATCAGGAGGAACAGCAGAAGTGCCAAGGTATTCTTTTGGACTTCCCTCTATCAGGCTATTTATATTTGCAAACCCAAATCCCCCTGTAAGATAAGGCACAGACGTTGTTGCCATTTGTGGAAATCGCATATCATACCCAACAGGAGCACCTAAAGGAGCATATGCCCCCCCCTTTTGCCCCTTGACTTCCTTTTCTGTATTCGTATCATAGGCGTTTGGTACTTTATGAAGAATATCCAAATATTCCTTTGACATCTTTTCAGAAAGAGGTTTCCCAAACATCTTTTTCCATAACCTGGAGAATTCCTTGGGTGTTGGTTTTTTCATAGCTGATGCACGAACATGGTCAAGCTTCCTACGTATCATTGGAAAGGAATGTCCCTTCTCTACCTTTCTTGTAAACTTAGGCATATCTACCTTATATAGGTATAATTTAGGATATCTACACGTTAGATGCTTTATATCCTAATGCCGGTATAAGAGATGTAGGAGAAGTGTTCGTAGGTTTCGTCGTATTTATTGCTTTATTTATAGTGGATGTAAGCATATTTGTTGCACTTGAAGCAGATGGCATATTCGAAATAGCTTGCTGCATACTTGTTTGAATAACTTCAACCGGGGCCTTTACTGTTTCCATAATTCCTTTTCCAGTAAACATATTTTGAAGAACAAGTAGAATTGTTAAAAGTGCTAGAGCTAGAACAACAAAAGGAGCATACGTGTGTAGTTGATTTTGCCAAGTACTCATCCTATATTCATCCTTAAACATGTAGGAATGATGCCATAGTACAGCAATTAATGTTAGTACACTCATTACTCCTAATGCAACTGTTCCCACCCGCGGGACCACTAAAAATACAAAAACAGACGCTATTAACATAACAAAAAGTCCAGGTAAGAACAATTCCATCTGACCTTCACTTAGATCTTTTCTATAAGGTCAACATGCGTTAAGAAATGTCTCCTACAACATGCGCGTTTTAATCCAACCTCTTTCATAATCTCAAGCTCTACTGTTTTAGGAATATCTGTCCCATCCATATAAAAGCGGTCTTCTGATTCGTCACGCATCGAATGACCTTTTCGTTGAAGAAGCTTTCTCTTATAATACATCCACTTATCAGCAATTATTGTCCCACAACTCATACATCGTATAGGAATTATCATGGTATGATATCTACTAGTTATATTGTCGAAAATCATTTTTTTGCCGCGTATATTTTCTATTCAAAGAACATTTCTTCCTCACAGAAATGTCTTCTGTTTTGAATTTGAGCGGATTGAATTATGGTGCAGGAAATCCTCTCCGTCGTGAGATTTTAACTTTGAGAAATGAACTTACAGAGATACGTTCTACCTTATCAACTTTAGCATCTCTCGGGTCTACGGCATCTGCTGTATCCGGCCCTCCTGGCCCTCCTGGTCCTCCTGGCTCTCCTGGCCCTGCTGGCCCTCCTGGTCCTCCTGGTCCTCCTGGTGTAGAAGGACCTGCAGGTGCTGCTGGACGTGACGGCGCTACTGGACCTGCTGGACCTGCTGGGCCTATGACATACATTGCTTTACCGGCAGGAACTCCTCTCCCTACTCCTACTCCAACCCCTGCTCAGTCAACACATACAGGTATGTAATATAATGTTTCATCACGCAACTTACCCGCCCCACCAAAGGCTAATTTAAAATGACTGTTACTCTAAGCGTTTTGTTTTTGTATAGTTGATATTTCCCTTTCTGTGATTTGAATACCTTTTAGTTTCAAATCAGAACGAAT